TCGGGACTGCAAGGCTTTCGGAATAGATATAGTGCCTGATGGTGAAACGCTGACGGGTGAATTGAAGTCCGAAAGGATTGTCATCCACACGAAGAAACAACAGCCGGGAAAGTATTGGAAGAAATCTTTTGCAGAAGTGAATCTATGTGTACCCAATTTAAGCGAGAATGAAGCGAACACAATCCGGCTTAACGAACTTGAAAGAAAGGCTGACAAGCTGCTTGATGATGTAGTAAGCACCTATGACGGTACAACCTATCGTTACTCTATCGAATCAATTGGCGCGGAAGCGGATGCAGCTTTGAAATGCCATTACGTGAATGTGAGAATTTTATTTGAAGTAATAAATGTAAAACTATAAGATTATGATTTCAGCAGTAGGAATAAAAAGAATCTTGTTTGCCGATATTGATAAGGTAACGGCAGACATTACCCCCGAAATCGCAAAGACTTTGATTCAAGCCGCTATCAAAGCGAAAGATGAGGTTTTGAATGTACACGGGGAAACGTGGCAGATTGAGGAAACGGAAGCCTCCGTCACTGGGTACAAGAACCAATTAACGGGAAAGAATTACCGTTACGATGATGTGCCGGGAGAAGTATCGCCCGCTTTCTCTATCGGACAATATGACTGGAAGACCAAGAAAGCGTTCATGGGTGGCGATGTTATTCAGGCAACATCTAAAGATGTAGGTTGGAAGCGTGCTTTGGATAAAGTTATTATCAACAAAGCATTGTTCTGTCTGACCGATGATGATGTCTGGTTCATCTTCCCAAAATGCCGTATTGTTTCCCGTGAAGCCAATACGGATAAGGCAATTGCAATCGCTGTAAAAGGCTTGGTGCAGGAACCGGGAATCGAAGGTGTTTCTTCTGAGTATAACTATGAAGAAGGGCAGATTAAAGCTTTGCAGGCATGAACTACAGTAACCATTGTACCTACTCCTTCCGATGCGACCGTAAAGCTGGACGGTGCAACGGTCAAGTCAAAGCAGGTGAATGCTGGGGCTACCGTTCACTATGAAGTGTCGAAAGTGGGGTACGTCACTCAGTCAGGAGATATTAAAACCACTCCTTCTGAAGTTGATACCACTCTTAAAAAAGAGATAACATTGGTAAAAGCACAAGAGTGATAACCGGGGGATGGATATATACCATTCCCCCTTTTAGTTTAAGAATATGAATCAAGCAGCAAAAACGGTTTCTGATGCTTTGTTAGGGCTGGATTTCATGAATGTGGAGATAGGAGGGATGGTTTATACCATTAAACCTCCTACAATTAAAATTATCTGTCGTGCCATTCATCATTTTTCCAATATCGGCATGACTGGAGATAATGTCATGGAAGCTATTAAAGAGCTTCCTGAAGCTACTGAAGATATGCTGAAAGGTATTTCATGCTTTATCTGCGGGAATGATAGTTTGGTCAAAGAATTGGAGAACGGCACTTTTGAAGAAGTCAAAGATGCCTTGGAAGTCTGTTTCTCTATGATGGATATTTCGGCTTTTCAGTGTGTCAGCTCGATGAGGAACGTGTCGATGCTGGCAGCAAGACCGAAACAGTAGGAAACACAACGTTCTTCGGGCAGATAGCCCATTTGATTGACACGCTGCATCTGAGTTATACAGAAGTGTTTGAGATTATCCCTTATCGGAATCTGCTGATGATGCAACGGGATAAATTACGCGCAGTATATGGTGGTCAGAAGGTGAATAGAATCAGTGGTAAGGAATTGGCTAATCGTAGGAAAAAGAAATAGATATGTCAAAATTATATTTTAAGATAGGTAGTGACTGGGAAGAAGTTGTAAGACTTCGTAATGAAATTGCAAAATTAAAGCAGGAGTTAATGAGCATGGATGGCACGCAGACTCCTGCTGCTTTCAAGGCTTTGAATGCCCAACTTGCTGCATCCAACCAAAGATTGGATGAGTTGGTGACTAATGCAGCCAAAGCTGGAGCGGAGATGGAAACGGGATTCAAAAGGAAAATCTTCGATGCTTCCCAGGCCGTGAATGGATTCACAGAGAAGATTCTTGCTCAAAAAGCGGTAGTTAAGGATATTGAAGCGGATGTAAAACGACTTGGGGATGCTTATCGTATAGCATTGAAAAGGAATCCGTTATCAGCAAATAGCAAGTTAGAAGAATACAATGCTGCCCGCAAAGCTCTTGATGAAGAAAAGGCAGCTTTATTTGGATTAACCCAACAACAAGCCGAAGCGCGTCTTTCCGTAAAGAAACTTCGGGATGAATACGCCCTTTACAATGATAATGCTAAGGAAATCGTAGAGAGTAACAACGGTATCGCTATTTCTTGGAAGAAAGCATTGGCGGTTATTGGTGGTGCTGGAGTATTAAAGGCATTAGGTTCTGAAATGATTCGTGTTCGTGGAGAATTTCAATCCATGCAGACCGCTATTGAGACTATGGTTGGAAAGGATATGGCAGGACAACTGATTCCGCAAATCAAGGAGCTGGCTAAGATTTCTCCACTTACTATGTCAGATATGGTTGGAGCAGAAAAGATGATGCTTGGATTTAACATACAAGCAGAAGACACTATCAAATACTTGAAAGCCATTAGTGATATTTCTATGGGGGAATCCAGTAAGTTCAATTCGCTAACTTTGGCATTTTCACAGATGTCAGCAGCGGGTAAACTTATGGGGCAGGATTTGAATCAAATGATAAACGCTGGATTCAACCCGTTACAGATTATCTCCGAAAAGACCGGAAAATCTATCGCAACTTTGAAAGATGAAATGTCCAAAGGTGCTGTTTCCGCTGAAATGGTTCAACAGGCATTCATTGATGCAACTTCCGCAGGTGGTAAGTTCTATAATATGTCTGAGAATGCTTCAAAGACTATCAATGGTCAGTTGTCTATGATGCAGGATGCTTTGGATTCCGTGTTTAACGAATTGGGAACAAAGTCGGAAAGTGTTATCATGGACGGTATTCAAATGACAACTTCGTTGATTCAGAATTATGAAACAGTAGGTAGAATCTTGGCTGGATTAGTGGTTACTTATGGTACATACCGGACCGCAGTGATGCTTGTTACTGCTGCCGAAAGTAAACATACTCTTGTGGAGATTGGACTTACCAATGCCCGTTTATTGGCACGAAAAGCGCAGTTAGCTTTAAACGCTGCAATGCTTACCAATCCTTATGTGTTGTTGGCTACTGCTGTAGTAGGACTTGGAGTTGCAATGTTGGCTTTCCGCGATTCGGCAACAGAAGCAGAAAAGGCACAGAGAAGGTTTAATGAACAGCAAGAAGAAGCTAAAAAGCAAGAAGAAGAACACAAACAGAAGATTGATTCCCTCGTACAAAGTTCTCGTGATATAGCGTTGTCGGATTTACAAAGAGGTCGAAGTTTAGCGGAGTTAAGAAAAGAATACCCTAAGATATTCGCTCAATATGACATCGAAACCATTAAGTTGGCTGATATACTTAAACTAAAGCAACAGATAACGGAAGAAGATGCGAAACGTGCCGGAGAAAAGCAAACCAAGGAACTTTCTAACATTGAATCTGAAATCAAATATTACGAGAATCTGCTGAAAACTCTTTCCGGTCAGCAAGGCGTTGATGGATATGTGAAGAAACTAAAAGAATTGCGTGCTATGCGTGATGTCATGCTGCAAGAAAAAGGCAAAGGCATCTCCGAACAGTTCATTTCCAATCTTAAAGATGTTAATACTAATGAGTTTGACCGCTACATCTCTGAGTTGGAGAAGCGTATCAGAGGAAAGGGGGAAAATGGAACTGTGAAACTTCGTTTGCCTATTGATATTAAGGGTACTTTGTCTGATGAAGCAATCTATAATGTGAAAGACATAAAAACACTTATAGATACAGCAAAATCAGTCAAGCAAACCCGAATTGATTCAGAGAAGAATAAAACTACCTACAAGCAGGATTATGAGAAAGCGAAGAAAGACTGGGATGATGCTAAGAAGAAACTTTCTGAAATAGAAAAGAATAAATCCAAGTTTACTTCAAAGCTGTATGAAGAAGCTAAGAAACGAGTAGAAACAACTGAAAAAGCCTATAAAAATTTGGGCGGTATTACTGGTAGTTCTTTGACCAAGCAGGAAAAAGCTGCTGAAAAGCAAAAAAAAGAACAAAAAAAGACAGCCGAACAACTTCTTTCACTTCACCGTCAGAACCAACAGGATGAAATCAACCTGATGAGAGAAGGCACGGAAAAGAAGTTGAAACAGATTGACCTTGATTATCAGAAACAGATTGATGCGATAAGAAAACAGGAGGAAGAATGGAGCAAAGCCGGTAACGGTAAGCTGACCGACAAGCAGGCACAGAAAATTTCAGAAGCTTATACCAATGCCGAAAGTATGAGAGATAAAGATATTTCCGATGTAACTGAAGGACAGCTGAAAGCCGAACAACAGGCTTTGAACGACTACTTGAAAGAATATGGCACGTTCCAGCAGCAGAAATTGGCTATCGCCCAAGAGTATGCGGAAAAAATAAGGAAAGCACAGGAAGAAAACGGTGTTAATAGTGCACAAGTAAAGTTACTGGAGAAACAACGTGATGTTGCCATACAGAACAAGGAAACAGAAGCCATAAAAGCCAATATAGATTGGGTTACTGTGTTCGGTGAGTTTGGTTCCATGTTTTCCGACATGATAAAGCCTGCCTTGGACGAAGCGAAAAAATATGTACGGACTGACAAGTTCAAGAACTCCGATCAGGCAAGCCAGAAATCATTGATTGACGCCATCAGCCAGATGGAAAAGTCTTTGGGTGGTACAAGTGGAGTCAACTTCAAGAAACTTGGAGAGGATGTAAAAGCCTATCAAATAGCAGAACAGAATCGTATCAGTGCCATAGGGATTGAAACAGCTGCTTTGGAAAGACTAAAGAAATCACAGGATGATTACACCAAAGCGCAGAAGGGCGGAACGGAAAGTGAGAAACAAGCCGCAGCAAACGCTCTTGAAACAGCACGGCAGAATGCTGACATTGCATCCGCCAATGTGAAGACACAGACTGATATCGCCAATCAGGCCCAGCGTAATGTGACTGATACTGCCACCATACTGAAAGCAAGCATGGAAAATTTGTTGGGAGGCTTGCAGCAGATTTCATCCGGTGGATTGTATAACGCATATAGCGGAATTATCAAAACCGTGAACGGATTCAAGGATGTCATAGGAAAAACGTCAGAATCTCTTAAGGAGGTCCCCATTGTCGGATGGATTCTGTCCATCATTGACGTACTCAAAGACGGATTAAGTGATCTTGTCGGTGGTCTGCTTGATGCTGTTCTGAACGCTGTCAGTGGAATTATCGGTGATGTCTTGTCAGGGGATTTGTTTGTCACAATCGGCAAGTCATTGAGGAACGGCATAGGAAACATCCTGAACGCAATCTCATTCGGAGGCTTCAACTCCTTGTTTGGAATAGGTGGAAACGCCAAGGAAGTACAGGAAACGATAGACAGGCTGACGGACAGGAATGGAACTTTGCAAACGGCCATCGAGGATCTGACTGACGAGATGAAGGCAAGCAAGGGAATGAAATCGGTTGAATCTTACAGGGAAGCTGTAAAGTATCAGGAGGAAGTCAATAAAAACTATCTGCAAATAGCAAAGGAGCAAGCCGGATATCATAAGAGCCACGGCAGCTGGCAGCATTATCTGAAATGGACGGATGAAATGCTGGAACACGCAAGAAAAGCTACCGGCATGCAGGATTTCTCCGGCACCGATTCCTTGTGGAATCTGACCCCCGAACAGATGAAGGCTCTACGGTCGGACGTATGGTTATGGGATATCATGGAATCTTCCGGTAAGGGAGGTTACGGTGAGCGTGTTACCGACAAGCTGGATGATTATATAGAGCAGGCAGGAAAACTGGAAGAACTGACCGACAGTCTTTATGAGGGCCTGATCGGAATGTCATTCGATTCCATGTATGACAGTTTTATAAGCAGTCTGATGGATATGGAGAAGAGTGCGGAGGATTTTGCTGATGACATATCCAAATATTTCATGCAGGCGATGCTGTCAAATGCCATCGGTGAACAGTTTAGTGACAAACTGAGGACATGGTATGATAAATTCGGTGAAGCCATGAAGGATGATGGTACGCTTGATAATAATGAGCGTAAGGAGCTGATGGATGAATACATGGGTTATGTGGACGAAGCCATGAAGCTCCGTGACGAGCTTGCCGCAGCAACCGGATATGACAAGATTTCACAGGAAGCAGCTTCCCAGTCTGCAAGCAGCAAAGGTTTCCAAACCATGTCTCAAGATACCGGCGAAGAGTTGAACGGGCGGTTTACAGCATTGCAGATTGCAGGAGAAGAGATAAAGAATCAGAATATTATTCAATCTCAATCACTTAATCTACTGACAGTAAAAGCAGATGCTCTACTTTCCATAAATACGGAAACAAGGAATATCGCTGATGATACGCGAGATTTGATAGCACAATCTTATCTTGAATTGGTACAGATTTCAGAAAATACAGGGGCAATCGTCAAACCTATTCAACAGATGCAAAGAGATATAGCAGAAGTTAAAAAGAATACAGCAAAATTATAGTCTATGGATGAATTATTAATTAATGGCGAAAACGCTTATACAACATGGGGTGTGAGAATGGGAGAGGGGTTTCTTGATGTTATTGGGGCATCCGCTTCCATGAAGGATTTTATTGAGAACAAAAGCCGACTTGAACATGGGAAACGGGTAATAATCAATAATCCTAAAGTCGATGAGAGGGAAATAACTCTTTCGTTCACTATCGAGAGTAATTCTCAGTCTGATTATCAAGCAAAGAAGAAAGCTTTCTTTGATGAGCTGTATAAAGGTGTGGTTGATATTCAGATTCCTGCTAATAGTAGCGAGGTTTACCATCTTATTTATACTGGCAAGAGTGTCACTTACGCACAGAGTTTAGACCGAACTTTCGGAAAAATTTCAGCCAAGTTTAACGAGCCAAATCCGGCAAACAGAAGCTAATTCACGACATTGGTTTTATTGTCGTGTATGTGAGTGCTCAAAATTGGGCACTCTTTTTTTTATCCCCGAACTTTGAAGACATGGAACAAATCGACATCAAAGACATATCCGGTGCTATCCAGCTTACAACTTTGATCAATGAAGGCTGCAAGCGTAAGTTCACTCTGATGAAGGAGGACTACATCATGTTAAAGTTCTCCTTAGAGAATCCCATATATTTCAAACTTGGCTCATACGTGGAATGTAACTTCGGATTGTTCGAGATGTGCGACTTGCAGAAGCCCGCATTCAACACCAATACCGCCGGCTACGATTACGAATTAAGACTTGACGCCTACTACTGGAAATGGAAAAACAAAATCTTCAAATATACCCCGGAGACGACCGGACAGGAGGCGTCCTGGAACCTGACCGCCCCGCTTGACGTACAAGCCGGTATAGTCCTTAGAAATTTGAAAGCTCTTGGTTACACATACAAAGGACAGGATTTTGTTTTCTCCATTGATTCCACAGTCGAAAACAAGTCCCAGTTGATGAGTTACGATAACATCAACATCCTTGACGCTTGTTTTGAGATGGCGAAGAAATGGGATTGCGAATGTTGGGTGACTGAAAACATCATCCATTTCGGACGTTGTGAGTCTGGCGATGCGGTGATTTTCGAGATCGGGAAAAACGTGCAGGAAATGTCACAGTCAGAATCCCAGTCCACCTATGCCACCCGTATCTACGCTTTCGGCTCAACAAAGAATATCCCATCTGACTACCGTCCGGTTGATGAGACCGTGGTTGTGAACGGCGTGGTGCAAAAACGCTTAATGCTTCCCGAAGGCACTCCTTACATTGACGCTTATCCTGATATGACTACCGAGGAAGCCGTCGAGCAGGTGGTTATCTTCGATGAAGTCTATCCCCGAAGAACGGGCATCATGTCGGATGTCACCACTATCGAAGTGACGGACAAGGTGGAGAATGAGGACGGCACAACCACCGAGGAAAAATGGAATGCCTACCGCTTTAGGGACACGGGTGTTAACTTTTCCGAGAAATATATCCTCCCCGGTCAGGAGCTGAGGATACGTTTCGCGTCCGGGCTTCTCAACGGTTTGGAGTTCGCCGTGAAGTTCAATCCTGAGGGAAAGCCGGAGAAATTGGAGGATGGCGGATGGAACCCTGAGGCACAGCTTTGGGAGATAGTCAGGAATGAGGACTATGGCAGACCGCTTCCCGGTGATGTGCTCTTTCCCCAGGATGGAGATGAATATGTGCTTTCCGGCTGGGACAGCACGAAAATAACCGAACTGGGGCTTGTGGGTGCCGCCGAGCAGGAGTTGAAGGAAAAGACTGAAAAGTACGCTGCCAAATCCAAGATAGACCCGAGTACCTATGGCTGCACGATGATGTCAAATGACGCATACCGTGAGGATGGCGTTCATAATTTCTATGGCATCGGTCAAAAGGTCAACCTTATCAACAAGGCTTATTTCGAGAACGGAAGACAGTCAAGGGTTATCGGATTTGAATTCAATCTTGACTATTCCTTTGACTCACCTGTTTATACTGTCGGGGAAACCGCCGCCTATTCCCGTATCGGGGAGCTGGAGGAAAAGGTTGAGAGCCTTACCCTAAAGGGACAGACCTATACGGGCGATGGTGGCAGCGGTGTGTATGTGATCGGAAGCCACGACTCCACCCCTGCGACAGACCATAACGTGTATTCCGCATTGCGCTCGCTGATCATGTTCATGCGCAAGGATACGGAGGAACGCACCGGTTTCCTATTATCCCTGTTGGGCGGAACCGTCATCAAGAAATACGCCAAGTTCGGTGATTTCGTTACCGGCGTTTCTGGAGGTTACATCGGTGAGGACGCCCGTGCCGAGCTGGAGGCTCTGGTCCTGCGCAGCTCTCTGAGTGTACCAGAACTTCGTTTCAACCGTCAGACCTATTTTGAAGGATATAATACTATAAGTCCCGGCGGAGGGCTGAAGATAAAAAGCTTTGTCGCCAATAGTGACGGCAGCTATACTGTCACCCCTGATCTGGAGGATGGTGTACCGCTGGGACAGAAGCCGGACGATATCCTCCTAGGCTTCTGGCATGACAAAAGCGTCACTACCGGTGACTTTATTGGTTTCCGGAAAATACAGTACCGTATCACTTCCGCAGATTACGACGAGAAGACATTCGTGATGGTTCCGCGTCCCGGATATGAGTTCGTTCCCCATAACGAGATGCGTCTCGGACAGACGGGGAACTTCACCGACAAGGAGCGTCAGACTTATATCATCATAGACGTGCGTGACGGTAACTGCTGTATCACCCTTGTTGACAATGCCAACACCTGGGACCCGGAGCCGGCACAGATGAAGAGCTGGTTCGGCAAGAAGAAGGGTATGACCATCAACGGGATCAACTGCGACAGGTTCTCGGCGGTATTGCAGGATATCATCATGACGGGATTGATTTTTCAAATTGATGAAATTACCGGTAGCACAGTCCGCGTTCCTATCGACTTCCCTAGCTGGGAGCCGGGCAGGAAGTACGCATATTATTCCCGTGTGCCCCATAACGGTTCCACATGGTTGTGCGTCAATGACAAGGGCACTATTTCCGAGCCATCCGAAAACAATCCGGACTGGCTTGTATCAGCCGCCAAAGGTGACAAGGGTGATCCGGGCCTGTCTGTAATAGGTGGCGGTCATTGGGAATCCTCTAAGACCCCATACGAGGTCAATACCATGGTCACTTTGGCGGGCTGTGTTTTTATCTCCAAGGTGAAAACATCCAATCCTCCCATCAGGATCGCAAGGTTCAGGAACGGCAGTTATCGTCGCAAAAAGGATGGCGGTTATATCCTTGCCGGGAAGTCAGCCGACTGGACCGTGCATGAAGACTGGGAGATGCTTCTGGACGGGCGTGAGCTGAAAGGCGAAAGCATCACCTTCCTTGGTGAATTTGCATCCCATCCATCCAATCCCAAGGAGGGTAACAGCTACCGAAATACGGCTGACCATTGTACTTACATATACCGGAATGGTTTGTGGATGGTCATGGTCAAAGACGGGACTGACGGTAAGGACGGCAAAGGTTACGAGTGGATCTACACCCGTACCAACATCATCGGCCTTACCCCTGACAAGCCGGAATCGAAACAGCAGGATGATTATATACCGGAAGGCTGGACAGATGATTTTCTTGGCGTGGATGCCGACCATCAGGTGGAATGGGCGTGCAAACGTGTGAAGCGTGATGGAGTATGGAGTGAATGGAGCACTCCGGCCCCTGTGCACCGTTGGAGTAAGGACGGGGAGTCGAATATCATGGCCGACCTTGACAATGAGATGGTGAGCGTCGCTCTTACCAGTACCGGCGTTACTACTTCCGCACAGTCATGGACTACCCATGTGTCCATGTGGTACGGTACCGAGAAACTCACCCTTGAATCTTTGACAGTCAGCACGCCTGCCGGTTTCACGGCAAGCACAAGCAAGGCCACCGGAGCGGTGGCGATATCCGTCGCTGCCGGAAAGTCGGTTCCGGAACAGAATACGGTCACCATCACACTGGCTGCAATGAAGAACGGGCAGCTCTATACCCGTGAACTGACTTTCAAGATAACCGGTGTCCGTGGCGGGGCGGACGGTTCCGATGCGGTAATTTATAGCCTTGTCACTTCGGTCACGATGGTCAGCAAGAACAAGAACGGCGGTTACAGTGTAGCTTCGGTATCCTGTCGGCGTATGAAGACAGTCGGTGCAGTCACTACGGCCACAACGGACGGGGAGTTAAAGTACAGTCGTGACGGTGCGGCCGAGGTTCCCATCGGTGATGGTGTCGGGGTGGCTTCCGGTAATTTTACCAGTAGCTTGAAGTTCGTGTTCTACGTGAACGGTCAGGCGGTTGATGTCGAAACTGTCCCGATGGTTGTGGACGGCAGTGACGGA